TGTATCTTCTGTGTGTCCACAAACCCTTTTCCCATTCTTCATTCTTCTTGACGGCATACAACCTAAGCAACTCCAAACACCCATAACTGTTCCAGTTTTCCGTGGGTCTTGTAACTTTACTTCGTTTCCTTTGCTATCAATGTATTTCATATTTCTTTCCTCCGTATAGAGTGAGTGGGCTAGACCTTGCCTGTTCCTTTACAATCTGGACACTTTACAAAATGCCACCCGTCACAATGATATTTGTGCCACAATCGTTGAAATATATTTCCCTTATTATGTGCTTGGTCCCAAAGTTTTAGGTCTGTTTCACTCGCTTCTGCAACATATACTTCTCCTTTTCTGTTTCTTCCTTGTGTTGGATACCATCCTGTGCCTTCACATTGACCTTTACACATAGTCTTTGGATTTGGTAATGGTATTCCTAATGCTTCGTATCTACTTGTAACTTTCATATCTTTCCTTTCTCCCCGCTGGTTAGCGGAGGGACTAAACTAAAAATCTATATTTCCCGCTAAAAACAATAACCATAATCCTAACCAAAATAATATCGTTACAATAATGAAAAGAAAAAAGACAATATACCAAAACGTAGTCATGTAATAAGCTCCTCTATTTTCAAATGTTCCAATCCTGGAACTCTATGCCCACACCCGCCACACTGATAACACTCATATGCGCCGTCTAAACTGTCTGTATTCCCTCTACCATAACAATTTTTACATTCAAGTTTGTAGAACATTTTATCTTTATGTGCAGCTGCACCTGCTTTGAATCCTAAATCAAATATCATTTGCTCTTTTGCAGTCATTTTTCTGGTCGTTGTTGTTATAGTCATATACCCCTCCTTGTATCAAAGTCAGACATAGCCCTACCTTCTCTAATAAGTTCTTCATCATGTTCGGATAGTGCCGTGTCTATAACAGGTTTTTCATATTCAATCTCTGGGTTTGCATAGATATTTCCTATAACTAAATGTTCTGATGGTTTATATCCCTCTTTAAAAATATCACTATAGCTATTAAATGGATTCCATCCTACTCCTTCCCACTTCACCAGCATATTCACGGGCTTCATTACATCATCAAATTGACAACGAAGAATGTCCCCTTCGTAAATATCTTGTCCTGCTTTATCCATAAAGCCTGTCCATTGCATGATCTCAACATTTTCCCAGTGATACGCATCAAACTCAAAATTACCGTCACCTGATTTAAACTCAAGTCTTTTGCAATAAACGATACCCCTATGAGAAACCCATACAGGATAGGATTCAGGCATCCATTCATGGTCATTATCATAGACCATATACTTTTTTACTTTATCCCAAGCACGAAACTTTATATTTTTCATACTTTCCTGCCTTTCTCCCCCGATAGTCGGAGGGCTACTCATCTACTTTTAGCACTAATCCTGCAAGTTGCCACATAACATAAGGCAAACCCCAAATAGGTAGCGTGACTGCGATAATAAATCTTAAAATGTTTTTCATATTTTACCTCCTTTCCGTATCCTCTGTGCGTGTACTATGCGCACCCCAGTTTGTATTACTTATCGTTTTCCGTAATTGCCTTGTTTAACCAAAATGCGCTCTCTTCCAGTTTCGTCATGGCTAAAGATAGCCCACGACTTGCCGAAACGTCTTTCTTCAATTCTTCGGCTAATGCTTCGTACCTATCTCGGTAGTGTTGCATCAACTCTTTCTGTGCTTCTGTCGGCTGAACGTATTGAAAACTCATAATCTTTCACCTCCTTCCTATCCTCTGTGCAGATACACTCAAAGCTGGGGTAGAGATTTGTTAGGAGTTCCTTACGGTTTATCTAGCTGACGTCAGTCGAATCCTACTTTGTCACCCTACATGGTCAAATGGTCTATTCCTTATACGGAAGACACCACCTCACCTTCAGTATATTTTTAAGCGTCTACCTATTCCGCCACCCAGCTTTCAATGTACCTGTATCCTCTGTGAGAGAAAGATACTAAGTTACGGGGGCAGGATTCGATACCTGCATGGAATACCTTATCCTGTTTGTTCAGGGCCATTCTGGTATCCTCGCCTGAATAACGGCTAGAGTGTACTTCCTCTACCCCGTAACCCAATACCCTTCTCAAACGATAGTCGCTGCTGCGGGGTAGGGATTTGACGAGATACAGTAATCCATTTCTGGCACTTTGATGCGGATAATCCGCTTGTACTCGTATAGTCACCCTACATGGGAATACGGCAATCTCTAGGCGGGAACCGTGTATGACCACTTCCCGCAGGCTTTCGCCCAGATGGCTGCCGTCCTCCCTAGACAATAGCGTCTACCTGTTTCCTCCACCCGCATGAGTCACTATCGTTTGTCTGTTAAAGAACCCACTTTACTATCCAAAACTCCCATTTCCAGATTCGTATGCGAAACTTTATATCAAGGCTACTTCCTGTTGGCATCGCTTTTTCAAACATACTTTCTCCTTCCCCATGAGGGGCTACTGCACCTCACTCATGGTGTTTCTCCTTTCAATAACTCACTATTTTCGTATATGTTGCCGATGACTTCGGAACTGTTTATATAGCCTATTGTGTTTGCTTCTGAACATTTAGACCTATCTTTAGGAACGCCAAAACTACTAAATAATGGACTTTTTAGTATCCATCCAACACTACCCCATTCAACTACAAGTAATTCTTCTGCAAATCTTTTAGTTGAACTAACCCACCACCTCAATATATCCCCCTCATAAATCTCTTTCCCGTTTTTGTCGTGGAGACCCGTGAATTGCATGAGTTCTGCATCTTTTCCTATAAATCCCTCACACGCTCCTGCATCCACAAAATACAAGCCACCAACTAGCCATGCGAGTTCACCAACAAAAGTCATTACTTTCTTATTTTTATCCCACGCTCTGAATTTAATTTCTCTCATTTCCCCTCCTCTAGCATGGACAGAACGTCAGAACGTTTTAGCAATCCACCGTCTTTGCTTTTCTCAAAAACGCCCTGATTGAGCATCAAGATATATCCTTCCATCCTCTCCACTTTCTTCCGCAGTTCCGCTTGCCATCGGCGGTGTTCGGAGAGGAGGAGGGACTTTAAGTGAACTTCTAACTCTTCTGTCGCAGATTCCTTTCCGAATTTTTCTATCCACGAATAACAGTTTTTTAAAATTATTTTCTTCTGATCTTCCAACTCCCTCCCTGTTTCTGGGGGAGTAGAAACAAATTGTTTGCATTGACAATCTGAGTGCATACAATCCCGTATACCAGTTTCGTTTGGCGCACAATGTATTCCAAGCTTATGACCGCACGTACAAAACGCCTCCATATTTGAGAAGTCGTATCTACCTTTAACTCCTCTAAATTGCTTCTTTTCCTCTGTCGTCATGGTGTCTCCTCCTCCATTTTTGATAGAGCGGTACGAAGCTCTGCACGAAATACATTTCTATCCTGTGCTGAATAATCAACTTGTGGCGCATTTTCCTCATCGCCTCCGCTTGTTACAAACTCATCTTTGCCAATTATTTCCCTAAACCTCTCACAGTCTGCTTTGTGCTGGGATGTGAGTTCTTGGCGGATGAAGGATAGTAAATCTTCATAGATTCCTTCATAGTCTGAACACTCAAACGATAATCCTCCACCTCTAGCAAACTTTGTTTTCTTAAACCTCTCAGCCCATGCTTCTTGGTGGGGAGAGGTCATATCGTTCCATGCTTCATTACATTGAGAACATGATTCCCCAAGGTTTTTTTTATGTGCACACTTCTCCTGCTGATTTGGTTTCATACAGCCTCCTTTTCTGGGAATCCATCAATAAGTATTTCAATCACCTTGGGAAACACATAAACCATGTTCACTCCTAAAACGAATAGTCTTATTCCAGGGTCTTTAATAATATATTGGGAAGCAATCATGGCGACCACACCTATAACCTGACCAATTATGATAACGACTGCCATTATTATTCCTAATACTTTCATACAATCTCTTTATTTAATGTTTTGTACTTCTCGTAAATCTCTTTGAATTGAAAGTCTTTTAAGGGCATAAGTGTTGTGCTGTTTTTTACCATCTCATCGTATTTTTCTAACCCTAGTTCGTCTATAAGTTTCCTGGTGAATATTCTGTACTGACCGCCGCCGAAAATATTACACCCCGCACATTGTGGCTTTACAAGGCGTTCATCAAAAAGAACAGCGTTTGATCTCCCTCCTATGCCATGCCCGGCGTGCATCTGCTTCCACGGTTTTAAGGTGCCGCAGGTGTAACACCGAACATAATCCTGATACTCTATTGCCCGTTGTCGAATGTACTTAGAGAACTCTGCCCATGCCTTGTTTTTAAGGGTGGACTTCTTTATCTTCTTTTGTTTTGCAAAGGTGGGTTTCATAGGTTATTTATCAATGATCTACAATAATTTCGTGTTTCTTCTTCTGATAATTCTTTATTGAATAAAATTATTCTTCCCTGTGGTTTAATTACACGGCGTTGAGTCAGATAAACACGACCATATTTGAATTTCCACTGTATATTTTTCTTCCTCCCTGCTGGTGTTGTGTGTGACATAGGGTTATCTCATCAACCTTTCGTAAATAACTATTGCTATAACAACTGCTCCGAGATAGACGAGATAAGTAATATCGGTTTGGTTCATAGTTTTATTTCTCCTCTCGCTACAGGACCCCATGCGCTCTCTCTCCCGTCATTTATCGCCCAGGCGGTTGTTTCAATCGCATCTTCCATATCTAATCGGGAACCCATATCGCTTACTAATCCCTTATCCATCATAATTTTTCTGTATCCCTGATATGTTCCAGCATGAAACTGGAGTGGTCCACAGGCTTTTCCAGAGTCTCCACAATTATTTGATCCCCCATAATTCTGCTCCCGTAAGAGTAAAAAATGAAGAAGAGCTTTAGTTCTATTCGCCTTATAGGGGGTTTTCCCGTATTTCTTGGAATAGGTATCTACAAGATCGTCAACTTTCGGAGTTGGTGTAGGAGTGGGCGTGTACGCCTCTGTAATCGTTTTCACGGGTGGTGAAACGAATAAGTGAGGAGTAAGTGGCTTGAGCCATATTCCGATAAGTATTGCGCTGGATATAAGTAATAGTGTTTTCATAAATCTTTTCTTCTCATGCCGTATTTATCAACTAATATGTTTTTAATTTGTTTTATTTCATATTCCTCATCTTCATCTCTTTCCCAAGGTTCACCACCACATTCAATATGTTCTGGGTGATCTAATAATTCAAGCAATTCTTCTTTAGATAATTCTTCGTACATATTCTTACCGTTAGCGGAGAGCAGTTGATTGACTCAGTTTGTAGTTAGAACCAATGCTCCACTCTCCGCTCGTGTAATCCCGCACCCAATGTTAGTGGCTTAGTTATTTTTTCCAACAGAACTTGGAACATCCAACTCTTCCTGTCTTATATCGTGTGTTCGGTTCTCCGCAGTCTTTACAATTTCCCAAATCAGTTGTGCTATTTATTGCATCATCAATAGGATCGGGTTGTTCTCCGGCTTTTACCATCTCATCTGCACTTGCTATGCCATCAACTGCTCCGAATCCAGCAAATCCTAACGCCCGACCTACTGCGGATGTTTCTGCAACCTCATAGGGAGATTGCTTCTCAATAGCCTTTGAGTCATTTGCGGCGCTTATTCCGGTGAATGTTTGTCTTATTCCATCTCTTTCTAAAATTACTGTTGCTTCCATAACCACAGGCTCATCTTTAATTACTCTTGATGCAATTTGAATTAACTTAACTGCCTTATCTTCATGAGCTTGTTTCACTCGTTCTGCTACTGTTATGTATTCTTTTCCATGAATATTAACGGGCATATTGTCCTCCTTCTACTAATCTCTGTTTATCAATACTTATTTCATCTTTCGGCATGTTCATCATATCTATTCTCGGAGCACCAAAGTATAAGACTACTTCTATCCATCGACACTTTGTACAAATTCCCTGTGGGTTATCCGTAAAATCTATGACGTTATTGGTGCAACCAGTTATTGAACATTTCATATAACTTGTGATTCGTGAATAGGCGCTACTTGTGCCGTTTCTGTAATAAAGTTTTCAGCAAGTTTTTCTATTCTTTTTTCAATGTCCTCTTTTGTTATTTTTTGATTACTCAATTCTATGCCAAGAATTGCGGCGCTATACAAATCTCTCATAATTCTATTTTTTACATTTTCCATATTAATTTCCTCCTATCGGGCTAATTACTTTTACTAATGGCTCAATGGTTATTTTAAAGTTGGTTATGTAAAGAACACCCATAACCATAAGTGCTACCCCTACTTGAAACATGACTACTTTACCGACAATCCCTGCCCACCATAGAAAGTTATGTATGTCATCCTTAATCTTTTGTACTTTGGTCATATTGCTGTCCTTTCTTACTCTAATTTACCATATATGTTACACCCTGTCAATACCCCAATTTAGCCTCAGATTTTCACTCCCAAGCGACGAGCTTCTTCCTCGGTAACATAGGGCATTTGAATTATTTTTCCGTTTTGATGAATTTCATGGATTTCCGTGTGTATCTTTCCCATGCGGCACCACCGCCATATAGTCATCCGTGAAAGATTGAGAGCTTTTGCTAAAGAAGAAAGTGTGTAATATCTCATGTTACGCATTATAACATATCGACGCAAATAATTAAATACTCTCTTTCATTTGTTGCATATACACCTCTTTTTTTAAGAGATTTTGAAAAAATAAGGATGTTTTTGGTTTTGCTCTTTTCCCCCAAATTTCTTGCCAATGTGTTTTTGCATAATACTTTTGACAATCAACAGAACAACAACGAACCTGCATCCTATTTAATAGTCTTTTACAAACTATGCAATAACGAAGTTTTTTCATATTATTTGCCTATTAATAGCGCCTTATTTAAAAGTTTAACCTGTTTAAGAATTATATCCCGCTTCCACGGTTTTTTTAACCACTCCTCACGAAGTTTTGCTTTTCTTTGCTCTAATTCTTGTATTTTCATAATTTCCTTATAACCCTTCCTTTATTCTTAGCCTATAGCTACCGTTCAGGCATAGTACTCCCTAATTGGAGTCTGTAGCTCTTGTGTGCGGTTTTCTCTCCGCAGAGTTGCAATAAACGCTGTAGAAAGCTAGGTCGTACCTGTTGCTCCCCCGACTTCCCCGCTTATGAGGAAATTGTCGATTGTTGGCTACCGCTTTAGGCATCACTCTTTCCATTGCCGAGTGACAAGCGACATCCTCTCATTTACCAGTCGTCTTTTTACGCCTTTTCGTTACGGCGGGTCTGGTAGCGTGAGAACGCTTTGGTACCCATAAACACATTACACATTTATCTGAAGTCCAGCTATAAATGTGTTTTCCAAAAAAATGAAGAATTCGCTGAAATAGTGACGGAGTAAATAAAGAAGTGTGATAAGCAAGATTGCTTTCACTAATTATATAAATTGTATCGTTGGGAGTATGTTCGTTTATTTCTATTTTATATTCCATAAAAAATCCCCTATAGGTGTGCGCTGAGCGTGAAGAGAGGCTCGACACGCACCTACAAGGGACTTCTCTTCACTTTTGGATTTCTCCACCCAACCTTTCGGTTATCTAATAATATACTCCCCTTCCAACAAAAAGTCAAGTACTATTATTTAGTTGCTTTTTCCTCAGTACTGAACATTGACGAGAACAATACAAAGTATTTCTACGTTTATAAGTAGGAATGTATTTACCACATGGACATTTTCTAGTAGGATTAGTAAGCTGATCCATTGCTTTTTGATCTGTTTTTGATAACGTATAGCTCATTCTATATAACAAATATTCCCCTCGTATTTTACTACTTTAAACGGTTCTTTATATACAAAAGACCCCTTTGTTCTTCGTTTTTTATCTTTAAACTGTTGAATACGAGTGCTTGATCGTAGCTCAGGAAAGTTCTCTTGTACTTTTTGCCTTGTTCGCCTAATTGTCTCGGTTGAGATAAGATGGTTATTCATAAATGACTCAAAAGACAATGATCCGTTCATAACGTGACCTTGTTGCGCCCATATCCGCCACTGAAGTAGTTTGTCGGAGTCCCGAAGCTCAGGATGCTGAATAAGTAGTAATTTTATTTTATCGTACAGCTTCATACCCTTGACTTTATATAATAACAGCCTTTTTACGCCAAAATAATAGCATTTCAGTATATGATTCCATCATTTATAAGCGGGGTCAGATAAAGACCGCATCCACCACATTTTTTCCCGTTTTGACAAATGTTTATACTCATCGGAGTATTTAAGGGCATTTTTAATCTTTATTTTATTTGTTTCCTTTGTTTCGTTCATTATTACCCATAAAAGAGGATAATCACCGATAAGAGACAAATGAGGCTGTGAGCGAAGCATTTTAAATATTCCCGAAATACTCGCTTTCATTCCACGCTTTTTATTTCCCTGAATTTTCTTCTGTATTTTAGGTATCGCCCATCCTAAATCTTGGAATTGTGTATTATGCTGACCGTTCATTGATATTAAGTGTATCATCGCTACCAACAAATGCAATAGGCATCATCTGATACTAAATATAACAAACTACTTCTTTTTTTGACCAACACCTTTATGAAAGTACGTTCCCTTCCGATACCCCGTGAAAAGAAGAAGGTTGTGGAGGGCGTTCAATCGTTTGTCCTTGTTCCACTGAAGAAATCGCCTATCCTTTTTATATTCTGGTAAAGGCTCTCCATTTTCTAATTGAGCATCACGTAATTGTTTTTCTTTTTTCATAAAAAAGCCCCTTACCCTCTTTTAGAAAGTAAGGGGCGTAAGACATTTTACCTTACTTTCCTGCTTTGTATAGTTCAATAGCCGCCCTTACCCGTTGTAAGACGTAAATAACCGCCGCACTATACGCCCACTCTTTGGGTAACTGGTCAATAAGAACGGGAATAATAACGATAAGATACGGAGCAAGCACCCGAAGTGCATCTTTTGCAAATTTGACCGTATCCTCTCTATTCCACGAAAACTTTTTGGATTTCATATACTCACCTCCCTATTAATTTTCTTAACCCTTTTATAATAAGTGTAATGCCGTCATTAGGCTCTGCTAAGTCTTTTTTTAGAGCGTCAATTTGCTCTAAATACCGTGCGCTGTTTTGTACCGCTTGTTGATATTTCTTTTCCAACTCTTCTGCTTTATCAACTATTTTATTCGACTCAAGTAAAAGTTTCTCGTTTCGTTCCTTTTCTGCGGTTAAATCTTCAAGAAGTTTTGCAATTTGATCTTTTGCGCCTGCAATAGTTTTTTCGCTTTGTAGCACCTTTTCTTCGTATTTAATTAATTTATCAACCTCTGCAATCACTACGGTTACAGAGTCTTCAACGTTTAATTTTTCTCTTACTTTATTCCATCCGTCTTTTACTCGTTGAAAATCATCCGCCTGCGATTTGCTCATACACACCTGATCAACGGGCTGTTCTTTTTCTGGTTCTTCATCAAGAAACGGTTGTGGGTCAATTCCCCCTAAATACCCGTTGTTTTTGTTAAGCCTTACTCCCTGTGCGTCAACATCAAATACATTTAAATGAACATGAGCGCTTGTTGAATTTCCCGTCGAACCCATAAGACCTATTTTTTGACCGTAGGTCACTTTATCACCAAGAGACACATAGTTTTCTTTTAAATGACAATATTGAGTTGCCTTGTTAATTGAGGGGTGCCATACGGTGACAAACTTTCCGTATGCATCTTGTAGCGGCTCTCCTGCTATATCATCATCTTTTACTACTACCCCATCGGCAAGACACAATACATCCCATACAGTGCCCGTGGGAACAAGATCAATACCCTCGTGTCCTGCAAGCCCGAACTTTTTATAATAGTCGGTATTAACCCCAAACGGTTGTGTTACCCGATGTTTTGAGCGAAAAAGTGATCTCATAGTTACCACCTATTTTTCAAATAATCGTATTTATGTTCTTTTTCGTACTTCTTTTCTATTTCCTTTAATCTATTATACTCTTTCAAAGAAATATTCTTTCGTTTTTCTTGTTTTTTCATAAGACGTTGAACCATTCAGAATAAAACTGCATATTTACTTGTCTGTAATTATTAATTTCGGAATGAATAACTTTCACTATTCTATACTTTCCAGGCTCTGTCCCCGTAGGAATGGGAACAATAGGATCAATGGTATGACACCCCATTGGTAAATTACTTTTTTTAATTTCTTCAAATATTATTTTTATATCCGCTATTCCCTGCCTTTTCTCTTCTTCAGTAGTCTCTTTTTCTAGGGCGTGAGTTACATCTGCGGGAGCGGCAGTATATTTACAATAATCACCGTGATAAGAAATTATCTCCCCTGGTTTTACTGATGACTTTGAAATAGGCAATGGAAGCGTATTATATTTAAAAACGACAGGAGGATAAAACATTTCAACAAGCAAAAATCCCCAGAAAAGAAACCAGGCAATTATTGTTACTTTGAATGTATAAAGTATGTTCCATCTCATGGTTATGGAATAGGATTTTTAGAGACAAGAATAAGACCAAGCATTGCAAGAATTATAGTACCAATAACCAATTTAAGAAGCCAATCAAAAATACCGTCATACTTATCAAGACGTTTTGTATTATCATCAGCTTGACCTTGTAGCTTGATAAGCCACTCTCTAACCTTTTGCATACTAATGTGTAATTTTTATTAAAAAGACCTAATACCCATCTGATTTCCCTTATCAATTCTTTCTAATTGCTTAATAAGCGCCTGTACAATAATCCTATCTTGAGGTTCCTGTGGTTTTTGTGCTCCAGAGGGAATTGTTGCCGCTTGATGGTTAAATGAGGGAGATGTCGGAGACACCTGAGCAGTAACGGGGCTTCCCATTCCCCGTGCTTGCATGGCGGCTTTAATAAGTTCCGCTCCTCCTATTGGTGCACCAAATGATCCTGTATTCATAAATAATAAAATGCCCGCACTCAAGCGGGCTAAAATGCCTTATATATCTATTATATCACCTGTTATTTCATTGCTATTTCCTGTGGAAATAATAACTTTCCATACCGTGACCTCATTACATCTGCTATTTTTCCTGATGGGGTGTAATACTCAATATCCAAATGCGCTCCCGATGCATTTCCCGATGTCCCAGATTGAGCGATTTTACCTCCATTAATAATTTCTCCAGGTTTTACATGAACTTTAGAAAGATGAGAAAAGCGTAGTTTTTCACCTGTTTCCATATCTTCTACCAAAATAGAGTTACCATATCCCCTATTTGTAGCATTTCCTATTCTTCCTTTATTTGGAGATTTTGCGTATGTTTCTATTACTTTATATCTTCCTGAAGGAAGTGATACGGGGGTTCCTGACGGAACAGAAAAATCAACACCATAATTTACCCCTTTTGAAAATACATCGTATCGTGATTTCTGTCCGAATTTTTGCGTTATGTTTGCCCTAGCGGGTAATATACTCATCTCCCGTGGAAGGGTACCAGATTGTTCCATGTTTTTTTTTTGACCCGTGAGGGCTTCGGGTTGTTGTGGTAATCCCGATTGTTCTTTCGATAAATCATTTTTTAAGTCCTGAAGCACTCTTCTAAAGTCTTCATCCGACAAACTCCTATTGAGAGCAGTACTCGCTTTTTCAAGCATACGAGCTTCAAAGTCTGATATTTGACCCTGCCCCTTTAGCTTTTGCCTATTTTCAAGAGAAAGCATATTTTTTAGCTGATCATACAGTGAGGCGGTATATTTAGCGGATGTCCCTGGAATATACGACTCTATTTGATTAAGACCAGTGATAGGTTTGGTATCTCGTGATAATAAGTTATCTACAACATCTAATACCTGACTGCTTGTTTCGCTTTTTGGCTTATCTTTCTCAATTGCCTGACGTTCTTTTCCTATACTTCTTTCTTCATCAAGCTGACTTTTCACTCTTTTATATTCATCATCCAGCGCTTTTCTTTGATCTTTTGTGGTATATTGTTGTGCTTTTTCACTATACCAATCATCAAGAATTCCTAATTTTCGTTCATATTCAGTTAAGTAATCTTCCTCCTGGGATACTGGCACCTGTGCTTCACGAGTCACAGATTGATATTCAGGAATAGTCTCTTGCGGTGTTGCAGGAATACCAGGCTCCATAATTGTTTGAGCCACTGACTGTGCGATAGGCTGTGTACTTCTTCTAGCAATTTCAGGAACTGTGGATTGAATAACCGAGGGTATTCTTCCTGGTGTTTCGGGAAGTCCTATTAATTTTTTCCCTGCCCGAATTCCCTCCATCCATGTCCAGGGTTTAGAAAGATCAACCTTGCTTGCTATATCCCCTACTGTTTCATTTGCAACAACAGATCGGGCTTTTTCAAGTATTGGTCTAAGAGTTAATATATCCGACTGTGTTTCCAATGCATCTGCAATAGCAGGAAAACGAGTTTTTAATATGTTACGAATAGCGTTTGTTTCCAGCTTCTGTGCGGCGGTAGTTACCGCATCAGCAACATCGACATCAACAACATTTTTCCCAAAAGCCTCATTACCCGCACGAAGTATTTTAAGAGCCTCGGAAACACTAATACCTTTTTTATATCGCTTCTGAGCCTCAAGAATTATTTTATCTATTTGTGCAAGTTTTTTCGCATTTCCTATTTGTGTGGCTAATAAATCACGTTGTGACTTTAATGAGTCCAGTATTTCATCAACGGGAATTTTATCTTTTACCGTTTTAGCGACACTTTGTATTGCATCCTCAGATTGCCTTAATATATCATCAAATACCCCTCCCCTTCCCCGTTTTTCTATTGACCCTAACACCTCATCATATCCCGCATTTCGTGGAACATATTTTTCTATAAGATTTATTATGTCTTTTCCGTGTTCCTGAACTACTTTTAATGCTTGGGATGCATTAAACTTTCCAAAAGTTTTTGCGGCATTTTTAGCAATTGAAGATACTACCCCTTTAACAACTTGACCTGCGCCCATTCCTATAACCTCTCCAGCAATACCAGATCCTGCGGCTGTTTTAAGAGACTCAGGGGTTACCTCTTCACCTTTTATTTTTCTTTTTAACGTTTCTCCAAGTAAAGAACCTGCTCCAGCGGCAGGAATAGCGCCAAATCCCCCAGCGGCTACTCCACCAAGCACCGATCCCGCAACACTTCCTATTACGGGAAGATTTTCTACAGCAAAATCTTTTGCTTTATCCATCCATGATTTTGGAGGTTGTGATCGTATAGCTTGCTCAGGATCAGTCGTTGCAGATAGAGTTTCTGTTTTTCCTGGTATAGTTGTCTGTTGTGGAACAAACGGTGATTGTTTTGTCTCATATACAGGCGCTTCGTATGAAACATCAGGTGCTTCATAAGCTGAATAACTCGGTGTTTCAAAAGAGGGAGACTCTATGGTTTCTTCTTCAGTTACCATTTTCCCATACTGTGGGTACATGCCAGCAACTAACCTTCCCGCTTCTTCATCAGAATAAGAAGAAAGTTTATCGGGTTGTTTGTTTTTTGCTAGTCTTCCAAGATCAGAATATTTCATATCAACTGAAAAGCCCAAGTGGGTCTTGTAATTTTTGTTCAAACCCAAACTTTTGCTCCGCAAGCGACCTGCTGTTCTCGTAATCATTTCGTTGCATTTCCAGTTGTTGTTTTCTTTGTTTTTCTGCCTCAGTTAATTGAACTCCAAGGGAAACTTTTTGATCCAAAGCCCGAAGCTCTTGTTCATTTGCTGTAGTAAAAAGTGACGTTTCACGGGCAATACGATCACGCAAAAAGTCTCTTTCATACTCATATGGAAGCAACTCTTTTTGCTGTTGCTGTTGTGTCAATCCCATAAGTTGTGCGACTTGTCCTGATGCGGTTTGAGCCGCATTTGTTGCTCTTCGTGCGGCGGGTTCAAGTGCGGCTGTTTTTGCTCCGATTATTCTTGCCAGTTGATTTGCATTAACATCAAATCCTCGTGTTGCGGCTCCATATGTTTCGGGAATAGCCGCAAGCGTTTCATTTATTTGATTTGCATTTCTCATAAGATTGGGCAATCCCAGCTCCGTGCCTATCCGTGCGTACATAGCAGGAACAGACTCTTGCCTCTTAATCGCACCAGCATATCCCGAAAGATAATCACCAACTTGTCTATCTTGTGATCCTAATAAGTTTTGACTTCCTGTTCTGTAATTAGAAAATATTGATCCATAATCAGGAAAAGTATAACCCTCAACGCTAGAGGGAGTATTGTCTGCTTTAGGCATATTCCACGGTGAAGATGTGGTTGTGTTTTTAGAAGAAAATTGATCCATTGGGTTAAATGTATATGCCATAGTATAAAAAATGCCGTCACATCTGACGGCTAAAATGCCTTATATTCTTATTATATCACCTCATATTATTACTCTATATAAATTGTCGCTGTAGCATAAAGAAATGTCGGATTTGTCGCCCAAGTAGGGGTTACCCATTTTATTTCAAAGTAAGTAAGTGCCGATACATCAATTGAAAGACCTATATTAGAAAATACCTGATTTGCCGAATTAGTAGTTATTGACGATGAAATCGTATAATCGGTAGCATCATTAACTCGTATTGACATTGTTGATGTTTCATTTGATCCTAATGTTCCATCGTTGTGAATAAATACAACAGCTCTTTTTATTACTCCCCCCCTTGGAATATATACACGAGTATTACCTCCTGTAGTCCATACACCATCATTTGCCCCAAAATAATATGTTGTAGCATCTGCGGGACTAAAACTGTCTGCGCTTGCGTCTAGTGTATATCCTATGGGTGTTCCCCATGCTGGAACACCCCCCGATGTTTCTAAAAACTCACCCTCCTCACCGATACCAAGATTAGTAAAATTACCCTTATCGTCAGAATAAAATAACTCTCCCTGTGTGGCACCAGAATTAGAGACAAGATGGCGGGGCTTTACTATACCAGGAACAACATCCACCTGAGTAATTCGTTTCTGCATAAGAAACGATACTTTTTGTTCAAGCTCATCAATTCTACTTCGCAACTCATTGTCCATATTATCCCACCCTTGTTTCCGTCGATAAGGTGTCCTTTTCTATTGATATAGAAAGCATCTTTGCCCCTTCAGTATCTGAGGTATTGCTTGTTTCGAGGATTGCACTTATTTCGTATTCCCTATATCGTGATCCATTGGTAATAACTTGCCTTCTTTGCGTAATACTATTTGTCTCACTATCTGCGGTAAATTGAGTCCAATTATCAGCTCTATCAAGTTTATATTGAAGTGTTATAGACTGACCTGATGCTAGCGGCTCGTATTGACTTGTTATGGTAATGGCTTCTTTTTCGTGATACATTGCGCCATCATCTTCTATAAGGAAATCTATCTCTCCTTGTGGATACACGGGGTTTGATACATCGACATAATCAACTCCAAAAGAAACATTATCTTGCCATCCTATTAAAAGACGTGAATTAACGGTAGTCACTAGCCCTATTTTTACCGTATTTCCCGTATAGGTTCCTGTTGAAATTGGATAATCAAACGAAAGAGAGTCTGGGTATCTCTCATTGACTGATCCCCATGTATAAACGCCCTGTTGTGCATCAGCATCATCGTTATTTCCCGCAACTCCAATTCTCATAAGACTTTGCCACATAGTCATTGCTCCAGGAAATATATCAATAACATCAGTGTTGTCACTGTTGACAAGATTTTTTAATTTTCTCGCCTGCGCTCCACCTTCATATACCAATAGCTTGCATCTACTTCCCGCAATAAAGAATAACTTACCCCTTGATCCTTGCATGGCATTTATTGCACCTTCAGGAACATCAATAAAGAAGTTATATGTAGGTGAAATACCATCCCAGAAGAATATTCTTCCGCTATCATATTCATCTACCGTATCCCCCTGCCATGTGCCAATTGCAAGATATTCATTCCAATACGCAAAACATCGAATCTTCCATCCTGCGGGTAAGGTTATCGCATTTGGGTTATAGAGTGTCGCCTCTAGCGTTGCAACATATCTTTCATTTCCAAAGCACAAAAACTGAAGCATGGGAGCAATAGGATGATATTGCATGTCCTCTACTAAAAATCCATAGTAAGTTCTATACCACACAGTAGAAAGATCAGCATTTGTTCCCGTTTGCACAGTCCCGTCAGCAACCGTTGAAGTAATATGAAAATGATATTCCTCATTTATCTGCGGTCGCCATGCACTTGAAAAAATAAACTCAAATACCCCCGTTGATAAACTGGCATTTGCCACCGTTTTTGAAGCTATAGTATTGTTGTATTGATCGTGAATAGTAAGAGTCCAGTCTCCCGTTCCAATTGCAACAATAGTTACAGAAACACTTTTTTGCGGGTCTTTTGTAGGAGTAAATTCCAACGTATTTGCCGCATTTTCCGTAATTGTCGTAGGGGTTGTATAAGTATTTCCCGATAGCGTTTGCGATTGATCTATATTGATAGGGTCAGTAGCACCAATAAACGGTGTGTTTGTAGAATAAGAAGGCGTTCCCGTAAGGGTTAAGTTATTTGCGTTAGCAGTTGAGTCGTTTGGACTTGCGTTGAATTTGTAATACGCCGCAAGACCTGTTGTGGTACTAACAATTTCCGATGCAATAGAAAGAAGAAAATCATTGACAGATCGGACAATACTAAATACTTGAACTTCATCAATTAGCCCGTTATAAAGCCCTGAAGTAGTACTCGAACCATCTAAATATCTCCCCACATTAAATACCGATGCATTTGCATCAATTGAATTCATCGTACCAACTTGTGTACCAAGGGTTACCCCATTAATACAAAACTCCGCAGTTGATGTTGATGCATCCCAGCTTACCCCCACTTGTTGCCATGTATCAATTGATAATGTAATGGGTCTGCTATATGTCTCAACCGCCGAACCGTCGTCAGAAACCTGAAGGCGAATAACATGACCATCTGAAGATCCCAAATTATTATCTTGTATAGCATCTAAGGTGGGTGTGGTGGTTCCTGTATAAGATGTGTAATAATCAAGATGTATTCTTCCCGCTCCGCCATTTCCTCCACTATTTCCTCCTGATGCTTGTCCTCCTGTTCCTCCGCTGGCAGTAATCAGTCCCGATCCTAAAGTCGCTACTTGTGATTTAATAAGAATAGACCCTCCCGCACCTCCTCCACCACACACTCTTGGAATACCTGATGCATTATTTGTTGCTTCTCCATTTGCTCCATTGCTGGTAATTGATCCCGTAAAACTCCATGTTGCGGCAGACAAAAATAAAATAGCGCCTCCCGCACCTCCATTTGCCGCTGTGGGGGTGGCTTGGGCAAAGCATGAACCTCCTCCGCCTCCTCCCATTACCATAGTTGTTAAATCGGCAGTTCCTGAAGTTGAACCACCAATGCCTCCCGATGCTCCCTGACCGTTTGATCCTGCAACTCCGTTGCCTCCTCCACCTCCACCGTGCTCATAATCAGCACCCCCACCTCCACCGTTTGCATTTGCTGATCGTGAAAGTGATCCTGTTCCGCTTGTTCCTTCTCCTTGATATGCTTTTCCTGCCGTACCAGATCCATTAACTCCAGCGCCACCCCTAAATCCTTTTCCATCGCCAGTAATGGTTCCGCTTCCTGAAAGTGTTCCATTTGCTATAAAAGCAAGTATGCCTCCCACTGTTCCGTTCCATGCTTTTGCGGTATAAGTTGAGTTAATAGTAACATCTGTATATTGAGGTAACACTCGCACTTGTGCTCCCGATGAATACGTGGCATTAAGATTATTTACAAGCGTAATTGTCCCCGCAGTATAACTTTGGATGGTATTTCTCATACATGTACCAGCTCCTGTGCCAGTCATTTGAATAATAAGAACCTCTTGTCCCGATGCAAAACCTGCATTTGTCGCCGAAAGTGATTGTGTATTAATTGTCCCTGTACACGCACTGTCTATAGGAGCCTCAGTAGTAGGAGAATTCACCGTAAGTGCTCCATCTGACCCATCGCCGAAATAATTGGATACAGGTGCAATATCAAACTTATATGACCGTAAGTCGCCATTTTCAGTCCATTTCGAGACAAGTGTCATTGATTCTCCAGTGGTGGGGAGAGAGTAAGGATATATTTGGGCATTTATTGATAAATCACCCGTTATCTGAAGTGATGCGGTTGAAGCACGGGATGCATATTGCGTTGATGCGCTTAATAATTCAAGTGAGTTTGTATTAGTGCGAGCGCCCCCTTGTGATCCAAAAAAATCATCATTAAACGTAGGATTATTACATATCGGACCATAGCGACCCACCAAGCTATCAGACGTATAATAAATAAAATTATCCTCCCCAAACCAATTTATTCCATTCCCGTGTGAGTTAGGTACGGTGCGTAAATATGTGTAGCTTCCATTTAAATCTCTTTGATAAATATTCCCCGCATTTCCATATATATAAGTATTTTTACAAGTAGTAGGGGGAGTAGTTGACCACTTTGGTAAATCAGTAACCACGGTTCCCGACTCTTTAATAGTACGAGGAAGTAAAGAGATGCTTCTTGGATCAGTACGGTGGTCAACTGATCTACCTGAAGCATATGATGCTGAACCGCCAAGTTTGGGAAAATCGGCAATCCCCTCGAAAAACGAGCTAATTTCTTTCACTGGTTTATGTGCCATATAAATAAAATGTTACGAGTTTGTAAGTGTCATTCCCCACGTCTGATCAAGGAATGGATAGACTTTTTTCTTTCTTTCAACTACTCGTTCTGAGTTTCTATCCTCGTAGGAGTTATACAACCCTATTAACCCCCCAGTAATAGTGGAGTCGCCTATTTTTCGTGAAGAGTTTTGTCCATCGCCAGTCCAAAATCTATTATTAAACCACGTTGCCTTTTCTATATCCGCTCTTACTCCTTGATAAAAGTCGGCAGTTACTCCATCGGCAAGAATAATATGTCCCTCATCAGGAAACGCTGGACACTCACCAATCCTATATGTAAGAGTACTCCCTGTAGCGCCTTCATAACTAGGAGATATGGTAAGTGTTGAGGATGTGGGAACATCAGTAATAAGATAGAAATATCCCTGCCCCGTATTAGAGGTTGAGGTAATTTCTAACCATCTTCCTTCCATAGCCTCGGTAAATGTAACCCCCGTTCCCGTAACCAAAGTTGAGTTATTGGTCACCGCAACTGTTCCATCGGTATAGTCTTCTACAGAAAGGTTTCTATCCCGATAATGATAATTAAACGTCATTGTGTATGCGTCTTGGGGAATAGGATAAATACCAAAGTCTAATTTTCTCGGAAATATAAACTGTGGAATAGCAGTCGGCTGTACTTGTAAAGAATTAAGCCAGTCCCATTGATATTGTGAATTAACAACCGTTGTAGGGTATCGAACTGATCCTATGGTAACAACAACGCTCTCTATATTTACTATACCAGCGGGGTAATTATAATACTGCTGACTGGCAACCGTTGTTTTAGAAACGGTCGTTTGCGTCATGTAATCCTTCATTCTTGCTAATACCATTTGATACCGTGAGCCTAAGTTAAGATCAAAGTCGGCAAGAACGTTTGTGTTTGTCTGCCCCTGCAATCCGATATTTCTTAAAAACTGATTTTTAATATCTGTGTAAGTTAGCTTCATTTTTTCCTCCGTATAAAAACAAAATCCCCCAATCGGGGGCTAAAATGCCTGTATAGAGTAATTATATCATTGAAGACCGTTAACAGACTTAACTGATGCAATAGCTAACCCTTCAATTGTTTTAACTGAAACAACAACTAATCCATTTGTTGTTTTTATATTAGTTAATGGATTATAAGGCCAGTATGCCTGTAATCCAGATTCTAAACCAGTAAGTTGTTTATTATAATTATTAGAAATTTCAGACTGTGTTCTTACGACATTCCATATACGAGTGTCATCCTGTTTTCCATTATAAGGGTCTTGCACTAGAACACCGCTTCCGAATGCTCCAATCTCAAGCCTCGCAGAGCTATTAAATATAGAGGTCTGAGATCCAGTTTGTGTTGTTCCCTGTTGAGATCCATTTATATAAAATTTGTAAGAACTACTGGATGCTGTATAAGTAAGAGCGACGTGATACCACGTTTCTACGGATGGCGTCCAATCAACAAATTCTGAATCAAGATTTACAATTCCTCCATCACTACTAAATTGTGCAAGAAGTCTATATGTCCCGCTACTGTTCCAAAAACGAAAATCATAACTCCAATTGGGGGAACCAGATCCTATTTTAGAAATAAGCGTTTGAGTGGCTCCTGACGATGGAAGGGAAGTAAATTTCACCCATGTTTCCAAGGTTAAATCTCCTGTTATAGAAAGAGAGGCACTATCTGCCGCATAAAGATATTGAGAACTTCCGCTATCGAAATTAACAGCAATTGTGCTTGCTGGAAAAGGTAAATCTGAGGTTACCTCTGTTGTCCCTCCATTTGTTAAATTATTTCCATTTGCTGTCTTATCATTAAGGTCTATAGCCATATTTTATGCATGAGTTATGTAATCTGCACTAGGATTAAATAGTAATTCATCAGCGGTAAGAGCAAAACCCACTACTCTTATCACATCATCCGTTCCTGACGGTTGAGCTACTTGAATATCCCCTGCGGTGGTTGAAACATATGCCTGTGCCCCGATAGTAAGAGCAGGGAAAGCAGTGTCTGCTCGGATTGTTCCATAAAGAAGTATTGTGGTTGGATCACCGTCTGCCGCCGCCGCAAGCACACACATTCCCAAAATGACATCTCCAGAGGTAGAAGCGGCATCTGCATCAGCTAGTTCCCATCGACTATCTGCCGCCGCAAGATAGACAAGATCACCAAATGCTAAAGTAGCACCCGCAGTCCCTGCCCGTGTTATACCTGTGTATTTCCCATCAGCAGAAAGTGCTGAGTCAAGAACAACTGAGGTGTTTTCTCCTAATGTTATGTTTCCTGATGTGGTAAAACCCTCTTCTAATGCAAACGTTCCTGATAAATCAGGAAATGAAAATGTTCTTGCAACTGTTACAGAAGTGGTGTCAAGCAATACTTCAGTTCCTCCAGCGGCAATTGTAAAAGCATCGTCTAAACTTATCCAATTTGTTTCGGCACTATTTGTAATATATACTGCTCCGTTTGTTCCAGATCCACTACCTGCTCCAGCAATAATATATACTCCTCCACCATTAGAATTACCAGCGGAAGCATTCCCAGCAGTAATATTTACTGATCCCCCTGCACCAGAGGTAGCACCGCCACCACCAGCTATTATATTTAAATATCCACCATCTCCTGTAGCACCACCATTTCCTAATTCGATATTTAAAAATCCACCGTCACCGAATCCACTTCCATTCCCAGAGTATATATTCATATACCCGCCAAGCGCATCTCCCCCTCCAGAATTTCCTAAATTAATTCTTAATTCTCCACCACCTGCTGTAACACCACCAGTTCCCGTTGTCAAAACTATATCTCCTCCACTTCCATCAGTTGCACCATTACCAGATGTGATAGTAATATCGCCACCCTCAGAACCACCACCTGATGCACTTCCCGCCGCAATATTTATTAATCCACCCGCTCCACTTGTTGCTCCTCCTCCACCACTTAATAACTGAATGTATCCCCCATCTCCTGTGGCACCACCAATTCCTGCGGTAATATCAACAAATCCCCCCGATTCGCTCCCTGATCCCGCACCTAGTGAAACAGTAAAATCTCCTGAGTTATTATCTCCTCCACCAGCGCTACCTGTAATAAATGAAATATCACCGCCACGAGAGTTATTGCCTCCAGCTCCTGTGGTAAAGCTCAATCCGCCTCCGACGCCCGTAGTATTTCCTGTTCCAGTTGTAAGACTAATATTTCCTGACTTTACTGTAGCGGAACCAGATGCTGGGGTTGTAAGTGTTATATTCTTATTATCTCCAACTGATGCAAAAGCAAGTGCTTCACCTGAGATACTATTTATAGTGGAAACACTAAGAACATTTGAAGTTTTATTGTAAGTAAGCCCTGCATCACCACCAAAACTTCCCCCATCATTAAACTGTACCTGCGTATCAGCGCCACCAGGTGAACCGCCTGCGGCGTTAAGTGTGGTTCCTGATAAAGAAAGATTTGTGCCAAGAGTAATCTCCTCCATTACTCCCGTTCCTGCGGTTCCTCGACCAATAAGTTTATTTGTAGCCATTGAGGTGGAAATATCAGGAGTAGCGCCACCGCTTGAGGTAAGTGGTGCAGTAGCAGTTACATCGGTCACCGTTCCGTTATTCGTTGCGGCTATTTCTATATCTTGTCCCACCTGAGTTAACGTTATTCCTGTTCCTTCTGAAAGCGTCACCGCACCCGTAAGTGCTGTTTCCCCTTCAACCGCAATAGACTCAACTCCATTAACAACTACTGTTGCATCAGCTAACACCGCACCCGTTTCAGGATTTACTGCTATTTTTGTGGGAGTAGAAAGATCAACACTTGATACACCGATAAGTGTAGAAACTCTATTTCCATCTTTTTTCGCTTCTGCCATATTATGCCTCCGTTATTTCTAGTTTTATTTTATTAGTAGTTGGATCAACAGCAACAGGTACGGGTGTTTCTCCCTCAACAAAATCAACACCGTCAATGGTAATCGTTTGTGAAGAAACGCCAGTCAGTACGGTTACTCTATTATTGTCTCTTGGTGCGTCTGTTTGTGATGTCGGCATATAAAAAAAGCCCCCAATTAGGGAGCTAAATTGCTCTATATGTATATTATATCACTCTATCCTTTCAGTGTTTCCGCTACTTTTTGAAGTCTCTCCCGCTCTTTCTGTTGAAATGATGCACGGGAGTCAAGTATTTTCTTCCGTTTCATATCTACGGTATAAAGATTTTTAATCTCTTCTTCCTTACGTTCTATCTCTTTTTCCCGTTGTATAAGTAATTCTTCTTTCTCCCGTAGTTTTTGTGCTTTTGCTATAACAATCTCCGCATCGTCTTTTTGTTTCATTTTCTCGTCATATCCCTTTAAAAACTCACGTCGTTTTTGTTCTTCTATTTTTTCTTTCTCAGCAATAGCCTGCTCCCGTTCTTCTACAGAGAGAATTGATGCGCTGATAATCCTCTTTTGACGCAATATGTCCTGCTTTTCGGTAAGTAGTTTTGCTTCACGCTGTACTAGATCAGTCTTTATTTCTGAAAGTTTCTTTTGCTTGTCCTCTAACAGTGATTGTGTTTGTTCCTGTTGTTTGGCGAGGTTTTCTGCCTCACGAAGAAGGAGTAAAAGATGCTCAGTAGCCTCAGTTATAGAAGTGGAAAGGCTCATAAAAACACCTCTTTAGCAATGCGTTCTTGATCTAAATACACATTATCCCTCACTCCACGCACATTGATAATATGATCAATGAGATGTTTTCCCATAAACGTTGCAACATGGGGAAGAAACTCCGCTACTCCCTGAGCAGGCACCTTTAACGTATAAGTAACGTTTGCATCATCTGTCCAGGGATAGTAGAAATCCTCAGACAATGGGTTATGTATTTTTAGTCTTAACGGATCGTTCATTTTCTAATTTCTCCACTCGTTTAAGAAGCTCGATAAGTATTTTTTCAAACTTCTTCGGTGATCCTGTAATAGAAAATGTGCCGTTTTTTGATAACGAATCTGCCATTTCATCCCATCCGCTTTCCCCATTTTTAATTCTGTATGAAAATATCTCCGAAACTTTATCTTTTAGTGTCATACAACCTCCTCTGCTACATTACTTAAATTATGCTTTGCGGGTCGCCCTCTTTTCTTCTCAACGGGTAATGATGCCACTTCCTCCTCTTTCGGGGTTTCTGGGGCAAATTCTTCCCCTTTCGGTGCAACATACCGCTTTCCTGAAAGTCGCTCAAACGGATCAACAAGTGTTGTACTTACCGCCTCTTCTTCTACCAAGTCTTTATCCATGCCAAATTCTTCCTCAATGCCTAACCATACTATATCCTCAAGAGGGTGACGGACTGCTGGCGAGTCTGATCTTATTTGATCTACTCCCATAAGCTGTCTGTTTGCATGGAAGTCAATATCTACCGCCCCTTGTTTATTGAGTTTCTCTTTTAGTTCTTTCAGTTTTTCATCCTGCTTTGTCAGAATAATTTTATCGACAATCTCTTTTGTGAATTTTTCCGCAAGGTATCGTTGCATTACTCTCATCCCTTTTCCGTATCCTGTGTCTTTATTTTTATTGGGTACAACAAATCGTTCTCTATCCCAGATTAATACATAATCCTCTTCGGTGGGATTATATACTCTAATAAGGTCTTGGGATTTTCTTCGTTGTTCAATATGCCATGCCTCGTTTTGGGTTAGTTGGTTCATAATTATTTATCCTCCTTTTTTACTTCGGGGGTTTCCCAGAGTTTTTTAATCTTATCTGATAACATAACCACTTTCCGTGCGGTTTCCGTTCCTTGAAACGATGCCTTTTCGAGAATGGCGAGAAGCAATTGAAGTTCCTCGACCGTAAAATCAGTCATATATACCTCCTTAAATATATTCTTATTGTATCAAATGGATTTTTTTATGTAAGAGAAGCTCCGTCAGAGAGGGGTCGCCATAAAAAATAGTAAGTAAGCGACCCTGCGGTTATTGATTTTAACTCCTCTATAGTGAGGTCTATAGTAAGCATAAAGATATTATATCATATTATTTACCAATATTTTGAAGAAGCAGATAGGTATTGACCAGGAGAAGTTAACGAAACCGTAAAGGTTCCACTTGTTGTAAATGTGTGGATGGTATCTGCACCACTTGTCGTAATGGTTCCTCCTGTACATGATCCAAAATCTGCGGTTGCATAACGGATAATAACAATACCTGACCCACCAGTTCCCCCTGTTGTTCCACCGCCTCCACCGCCACCAGTGTTTGCTGTTCCATTTCCCCCTACTGCCGCTCCATTACCAGATCCTCCACCGCCTTGTCCTCCATTTTGTGTGCCACCTTGCCATTGTGCGCCACCACCGCCACCAGCATAATAAGTATTAGTACCGCTAATATCATACTGAAGACCATCTCCTCCTGCCGCTGAGCTATCAGCCAACCAGCCTTTTCCTACTGCTCCAGCTCCTCCACCGCCACCGCCTATCGGATTATCGCTTTGTAATCCGTTACCTCCGTTAAACCCCTGACTTCCTGTTCCTCCCGTACCGAATGATGAAGGGTATCCGCCCGCCCCTCCTCCTCCTGAGCCTCCATTTGCGCCATTTTCACTATTATAATTTCCCCCATATCCTCCTCCAGTGGCAGTTATGTCGTCAAATACACTGTCACTTCCATTAGTATGTGCGGCACCACCACCACCTACCGTTATAGAATACGCTTGGGCTATTACTGTTTTTGAAGCATTATAGACTAATCCTCCTCCGCCGCCACCACCATTTCCACCATTCACACCAGAACCACCACCACCACCACCTGCAACAACTAAAGTTTTTACTGTAGCCATACTTAAATCTCATACCCAGTAACCATAATGTACTGAGTTGCGGCTGAGGCTTGGATAGTTAAATTATTATCCGCTGTGGCTGAGATAATTGGTGAAGTTAAGTTAGACGACCATCCACCATTTGCCGCAAAAGAAAGAATCATAATAGTCGATCCACCAGTTCCGTCTCGAAGGGTACACGTTCCTGCGGCTGTTGCGGAAACAACAATATCGGTAATGACAAACTTTTTTCCTGCGGTTGGATCCCATACCGTATTTTCATTGGTATCACCTGATGCTAAATACTTTCTAATAACTGTCCAATTTACTACGTCTTGTTTAACCGCACCAACTATTGCTGTTCCCGCTCCAAGAGTTACCGTTCCCACAGATGCAGTAGAAGTACCCAATACAACTCTACCGCTTGAATCAAGTGCTAATGCCCCACCGTCTTCACTAGAAAGCGTTATAGGAGAAGAATTATAAATACCAGGAAGTCCGTTTTTTGTTCGTGCCATATAGTCCTTTCTTTTTAATTTTGGTACTTATCTCCGCCCTCCGTAGAGGGCAGAGTAAATATCAAATTAGGTTGGGTTAACTGCTAATCCAATAGCATTGGTCGTTGCCGTATAAGGCATCATGTAAATTCTTCCACTCGCTGATGCTTCCCAGTCGGTAGCGCCTTGAGATACTGAAGCACCCAAGAGCCTTACATGACCAGTCGCCGTTTGTGCGGAAAGGTTCATTACCGCCGCAACAGGCGTGGCATTGTTTGCCGAGAATGAGTAGAAACTACAGTCTCGGAAAGCGAGCCATCGGTCAATTGCAGACGTTCCCGTGAACAAAACATGAACAGGAGTATCCGCATCAACCGCCATAACAAAGTCACAAGAGTCGAAGAAGTTTCTGCTTGCCGCAGAAGCAAATTCAACCGTGGCATTTGCCGCAGACCGTGTAAAGGTGTCAGCACCGAATGTGCACATACCGAAATAGTTCTCCTGCGCACCTGAGAGTACGAGTGCCCGTGCCGCAGTGTCATCTCCCGTGGTGTCATTTAACGACCCTTTGAAATCACATCCGATGAATGAATTGTAATCACCACTTACCGTTACGGGGACATTAATATCAGTCGAACCGTTGAAGGTAAGGTTCTTAAACAAACATCCGTTTTCGGAAATGGTAAGTGATCCGCCAGTTCCAAATGATATGCCTGCACGGGTATCCTGCATGGTAGGAGCAGAAGAGCCTACCAAATGGGTAAATCGCTTTGCCCACGTAATAGCGGTCGTTTCCGTTGTTCTTCCTGTCCCACCTGATGGAGCGATAATGCCCACATCATGGTTTCCACTTACTGCTACTTCATAGTATTTAGCTACGGTAGCAAATGCATCATCTTGGCTCGTTCCTGAGTTGGAAGAGTCACTTCCCGCATTGGGATCAATGTAATAAATATTCCCTACATAGGGAAGTCCGATCATACCAGCAAGGTCTTGCGGAAGCCATTTTGCCCCGAATTTGACCGCTGGAGTATAGTCACGTGCTTTCAACATATATCCTCCTTTTCCCCTCCTGATAACCGCTACAATGCGGAATAGTCTCGTCAAGGGTGAGCTTTATTGCTCATCCCAGCCCCCGTAAAGGGGCTGAGTGAATAATCAAACTCTTAGTCAATTGCAAGCAATACTGGAATAGTCTTGCCAGTTGCGCCCGCTCTCATCGCTCTCCCGACATACGGAAGACCTGCCACCTGCAAGGTTACACACCCTGCCGTACCAGATCCGCCACACACTGCCTGATTAGTTGCAGTGATGGAAGAGTTATCAGAGAGGACTGCTCCTACTCCTTTAGTCTGTATCCATCCGTATTCGCCTGCGGCAATTGGATAAATTGCCACTCCGACAATCTCACCCGTAAGGGTGGTTGCGGGAGCTTGAATGACCCCATTGTAAGGGGACTTCCGCAGAGTGACTTTCGTGGAGGTTGTCCACGCAGTCCGAAGCGGGCGGTCAAGACGAAGTGTTAATGCCGCACCAGATGCCGCAGAGGAGTTATACAAGATTGTATATTCTTCTCCAAGCCCTGGGGTGACAGACACCTCAAGCGTACCACCGACAAACTCGTTCCCAGTAAGAACGGTTGTTCCGTTAGTTACCACAACTTCATAACTACCAGCCGCAGTAGCGGATGGAATAGCCATGTCGTCGAATTGGGTATCAATTGCAGGTGACTGCAAAAGATTACCGACTACAAGGGCGGATGCCCCTGCTTTGGCGTAGCGGAAAGCCTTTCCGTTAGCGCCGAAGACGAGTTGCCCTAACTCGGGAGCACCTTGATCGGTGTTCGAGGTATAGAGATCAACCTCGCCTAAAACTGGACTTCCTGTTAATTTAGCCATAGGTTCTCCTTTTTTATAAATGTTTTTATATTCCCGTCACTCCTGTCAGCTTTCCATTTCGGCGTGGCTGATTCGTCATAAGTTGCCCGATGACGTACACACGACCGATCGTTCCAGCCTGATTCGGCATGACCATTTCTTTCTGATAGAACCACCCATTGTATTCACTGGGCAAGTCCATCGCCGCCGCACCAGTTCCTTCGTAGGCTTTCATGGTTCCGAGATTTACTTTCTCAAGGAATCCTTTCCAGTCTTCAGGAACAATTGAGCGACCTGCGTAGAACGTATAGTTCTCATTCAGAGCAAAGAGACTTCCCGACGTGCAGAAATCATCTTTGATAAGCGGGAAGTTACGGAATGTCAGAGCATTAAACCCGATTCCACCAGGAATAGAGTCTTTACTCTTTTCAATTCTCGTTCCTCGTACCGTCATGGCGTTGTAACCAAATGAAAGGTACTCTTGTCGCACGGTCGGATTAAGCAGTTGCTCATAGAGCGACCATGTTGACTTGTCGGTGACAAGCAAGGTCGGCTCTTCGCTTTGCAGACCTGATGCGGATACGTTGTCGATAACCTGTGCAATTTTTGCAAGGGTCATCGTTCCGCCAGAGGCAAGAACGTATGCATCAAGCTGGCTATAGGTTGAGCGGGACTGACCACCGATGGTACCAGAGTCGGCAACAATGTTTCCGAGTCCGTTCATCTGATTGGCAGTGCCACTACCATATACTGCAGTGCCCAATGCTTGCAGTGCCTGCGCCATCGCTTTTTCATATTTAAAAACATCAAGCGGAATCGCCTGTTGTTCTCCACTGTTAGCGAATGACTCAACCATAACACTCACTTTCGGTTGCTCAAAGTTTGTCTGAGCATAAGAAAGCGGAATGGTGGTGGTTACTGCCGCCGCATCCAGCGTTTCAAGACCATTAAACCATTGACCCTGGGTATCACTCGTTACATCAACGGTGAAATCCATTGTCTTTCCCACAAACGGCTTTGCTTTCCCCATGAAACGGGAAACAAGGGTGGGAGAACTCAAAATGTTATCTACGACCTTCGCATAGATTTTTTGGTATGTAAAGTTATCTACACGAGATCCGAATACAGCTCCATCGTATGCCATATTTTCTCCTTTTTTCTATTTTTATACTCTAGGCATAAAAAACGCCAGCTCTTTCGAGCCAGCGTATATTCGCCTATTAAATTAATTATATCACACGGTATTATTTCTTTTTAAACAAATCCCAGATACCTCGTGAGTTATGAATTTCGTTATAGTCTAAGTCTTTGCTACTTTCACCAGGAGGGGTAGTTGACGGACTAACAGGCGCATCTGCTCCTGCCACTTCTTTCTTTGGTGCTTTATAGTGTTCGTAGTAAATCTCTTTAATATCCATTATCTCTGGTAATCCTCTTTTTGCCCTATCAAGATTTACGTCAAGCATTGTTTGAAAGAGTGCTTTTTTAGCGACAACTCCCTCATCATCGGGATTTTTAGGGTCAATAACTTTCGGCAATTTACCCGACTCATATAAATCATTTAATCTGCCGTCAGTCCAGTCGTTAAATCGCTTAATAGCTTCTTCTTTAGACTCTTTTGCTATTTTCTCTTGTTCTTCCACTTCTTTTTTATGTGCTTCAGCCGCACGAGTATCAAGTATTTCCTTTTTCTTTACTGCCCAATCAGCGACCTCTTCGTAATCCTTTGGCGTTCTTCCTTCCTTTTTCCAGGGAGAAATTAACTCGTCATCCTCTTCTTTTGGATCATCCTTTGAACCAGATGCGGCTTCCACAATTTTCTGTGCTCTCTCTTCGCTTATACGCCCCGCCTCTTCGGTAACTTCTTTTTTAAATTGTTCAGGATCAAACTCAATCCGCTCCTCTTCTTCTTTCTTTTCCTCTACGGGAGCTTCTTCCTTTGTGGTGTCAGGATCGACAACATCCTCCAGCTTTTTTGCGTCGTGGATTTCTTTGTAATCAACTTCAGGGGTAACATCTTCCTCGACTACGGTTGTAGTTTTCTTTTTTGCCATAGAGTAAATCTCCTTACTATGTATCTATTGTATCAAATCAACTTTTTTTCTCACGTCGTTGTTCTGAAAGCGCAATTGCTATTGCTTGCTTTCTGTCAACAACTTTTTTCCCTGTCGGACTTCCTGAGTGAAGGGTTCCTCGCTTAAACTCTCCCATAACCTTTTCTATTTTTCCTGTTCCTCCGCCACCGTTTTCTTCTTCTTTCTCTTCCTCTTTTTCCTCTTCTTTGTAATAGTCATCGTCTTCATCAAGATGGTCGGCTACTATTCGTTTAATCATGCTCATAGCAAAGCTAGGATGCTCTTTTTTCTCTTGCGCTAAACCCTTATCCATCTGTGCATCGGTTTTTTCGTCTTTTTCTTTTCGCACAGACTCTGCGTGTTCCTTATCCGCATACTCTCCACTCATGGATTTAGTATAGACATTATAAATACGATACTTACCGTCAACCTTTTTAATAATTAAGTGACTCATATTATTTTTTAACGGGAATACTTGTTTGTAATTTACTCCCGATATTATTATACAACCCTATCGGATTTCCGACCCATCCCTCACGAAAACTCCCTGGAGGCGGTTTTACTTCATAAGGTTTTGGCATGGGTGCTTTGGGAGATGCAACTCCAGCAATAAGTGATAGTGCAACACTCGGATCATTTAAATTTCTATTTTCGGGATAAACAACTGACTGCGGTAATATTCTTTTTGTTTCAGGATCATAAACATATTCCTTTGCCCGTTGTGCAATTTGCGTAATAGGAATACCTGATTGAACCGCATTTAAAAATATATCTTTTATAGACGGTTGCACCATTCCATACTGTTGTCTTACCGAAGCCTCTGGGTCAACCGCAATGCCTTCTTGTTCAATTCTTTGCTTTAAAACGGGGTTCATACTATTCCATTATCAGGTGATGCTGATACTCCCAAGGGAGGCTCTACAGGTATTTCCTCAGTATTAACTGGACTCGGATTTACTGGCTGTTCACCTGGAACGACGGTAGGAGGCTGGTTCATTAACGCCGCAGATGCCTGTTCGGGAGTCATATTCATCACGTACTTCATCATGTAGCCCTGTGGGTCAGTTTGCAACATCATTAACTTTTCCGTTCTTCCCTGGGGATCACTCATGTCCATATCTTCATAGAAAGTAAGCGGGTCAATTAACTTTAGTCTTGCCATTTCAAGCGCATTATTTTGTCTTCTTTTTTTATCAGTCCCCGATGCTTTAATGTGCACTTCCATACCATCCTCAATCATATCGCTTTTGAGAGCGATAAACGTGGCGGTTCCCTTTGTTCCTCCCAAAATCTTTCGCATATGTTCTTCCGTATAACGGAGTTTAATCATCTGCATAACCCACTGTGCCATCCATTCGGCGGCGGGATTGATCGTAGTCTCGGCAAGATCATCGACACGGGTAAAATTCGCTTCCCGTGCTATTTGATTGCTCGTTGCCACATCTGTTTGTAACTGTCCATTCAGATTTTGTGCGCCCGCTAAACTAAACATCCTATCTCTTGCAAGTTTAATTTCAGTAAATTCCTGACTGGTAGGCTGTATAGGGGCGATATACCCATGAACCTTATTTACATCCCCGTCAACAAGAAGGTCTTGGTCGGGGTTATTCAAGTCCATACGTTCTAGGTGTTTTCCCTGAAGCCCTGAGTCTGTTGAGAATACGTGCTTACCCCTGTCTTTGAGCTTTTCTATAATGCGTTTTCCTATATCGTCAACATTCTTTTGATTATAAATATTCTGCTCAATTCTACTCGTTTCATCGTATGCAACTTTTCCCCATTGGTCATAGCCCATAAAGTAATACGGCTTATGTGGTGCATCAAAATAGTTTCTGTATATAGTTTCCTTCTTCATATCAACAGGCAATACGCCAGCCATTGCCGCTATCTGCATTTCTTCGGGGGTACTTTCCCGCTTGGTAAGGTTATTTTCAGGCTCCTGATAGGTAAAGTATTTGGTCTGACCTTCGTAATCAAAATTGGGATTTCTCATTTTTTTGAGAATACAATCGCCAAATTTCCACAACACACCCTCAATCCTTTCCCATTCAGTTTCTGAGTTCTTTTTGTACCAGGTGAACCATACCTCCCAAATCTTTACTGTCGTAGCCATTTTTTTCCAATCTTCCCCTTCTTTAATAGACACGCCTTGTTTCTTCAACTCAGCAATGAACTCTTTCTCTTTTTCGGGAAAGCGCATAATCACTCCCTGCACGGATATTTTCATCGCCTCCGCTATAAAATCCATCTTGTCTGCATCATTTATCGGGCACTGTTCGTCAATAACGACATTTTCAGGTAATACGTTATAAAACTCATAATCACCATGTTCTCCCTTTTCTGGGTTCCATCGAACCTTAATAATACCCGTAAAATAAACGGGTAAATGAGAAAACGCCGTTGCTAATACTCTTCTGTTATTTTGTTTTTTAATGTCATCATTCACGATAAGTGATAACTGCCGTGCGGTTTCTTTACTCTCAGGGGTTTCTCTTCCTGGGGTAATAATCATATCGGGAAGACGTGATAACGCTACAGGCTTAATTGAGGACTCAATTTCATAAAGTGCATTATCCTGATACCGCACTTCATACGGTCGATAGCGGGATGCCTGTTCGTTTGCACTTACCTGTCTTCCGAAACGATATTGCTCGTTTTTCCTTCGCCGTATATCAAGTAAGTATTTATCACTGTTAAAAAACTGCTGTGAGGTGGTTATTCTTTTGTCTAACACCGTAACCAAATCCGAGTCGTCTATATTGATCGAAAGGGGGTCATGTTCTTCCACAATGCCGTCACGGGGCTGTACCGAGTTCTCTATACCTGCGGATTTTAGTAATGAATATGGGTCTTGTAGCATAAGAATACCCACCATGTAGGTGGGCTAAATTGCCGATATATAACAATTATATCACCTTACACGATGTCCACGAGTTGAATTGTATTATTGCATCGTTTGCATTTGAGAATAATTGGGAGGGTATAGGGAGTTTCCCCTGGAGTAATGGCTATTGCTCTTCCCACATACTGAAACATGGGGTTTTGACAATTCCAGCAAAAAAACATTTTTAGACGTTTTTGTCCGTATTCGTCTTTTTCGTGGGAAAGAACTACCGAGGTAACCTTAACCTGCTGTGCTTTTCCTAATACTAAAACATCCATACGTTTATTATAACAATCTCACTATTTTTGATAAAAAACACCCTTTTTATTTGGCGTGGCAAATCTTTCGGGATCAAGAGAAACAAACTCACCCTTTGTATTCACTATCTGATACTTCGGTTTTGCTACTCCCATAATCATATCCCCCTTATACCCGTATGATCCCGCTTTTGCGTCTATCCATCGGATCATTGCGGTCAGATACCGAAGTGCGGCAATCCAGTGATCGTCAGCCCAGTCTTTGTCTATATCCTCTACCTCGTGCTCATCGTAAATAGCTTCGGGAATAGTTTTTATCAACATTTTACAGTTTTCCGTAATAATCATGTAAGGCTCCCCATCGGGGGCTAGTGATAACCAGTTATGAATAGTCTGCACTGATAACTTTCTATCATTTGTCGATTTTGTTATGTTTATACCCTCTTTACTGAACTGCTTTGCTATTCCAAATGCGGAGTCTTGTAATTTGTTAAACATATTGGGATCGCCGAATATTCTATGCTTTTCTAAATTGGGTATTTTTTCCTTGTATATCTTCGCCCACTGTTGAGGGGTGGTACTGTTTCCTGACAGTTCTTTATAAATATATAGCCTATTAAATCGAATATTATCCCCTGTTTCAGGGTCTTGCCAAACGACGGGAACAAACACGCCACACTCTAATACGGCAGGATCAGTAAAACCCCAATCCATACCGTCAACAAACGTTAGTGATGGTTTTGGGATAAATGCGGTACATACATGAATATTCCTATCAAATTCGCTAAATACCTGCCCCTCAAACACATCCCATGATCCATAAAGATACATTTTCTTCTCTTTTTCAGGCAATGACTCTAGCTGTTTAATATACTCACCCGATGCGTATTTGTTGTCATATACCGTAGCATGAATATAAAAAAATCTGTCCTGCTCGGTATCGTTTGTCGATCGGTCAACAAATAAATCACGACAATACGCATGACCTACATCACCAGGATTAGTAGCGCCCATAAACTTCACCTCATCTAAGTTTGGATACCGTAATCGGGTACGAAGAAACTTAAACTTATCTGCATCGTTTTCTGTCAATTCTTCAACAAACTCAGCGGCAAACTCTGTTGACTTATACTTAGAGGGATCGTCAAGATTGCGAAGAAGAACATGCCCTGAACCATACTGTGGAGCTAAATGAAACGCCAATCCCCACTGTTGTGTTTCTTTAATTTCACCAAGCCAGTCGGGAAACTCTTGCGATATTTTTGCTATCTGCCTATCCCGAAGTGTGGGGTAGTCTTTTGAAAATAATCCCACTGGTATATCTCTATATCCGTATTTCCCATACAAATACATCAAATACCCCACCGCAGACCATCTCAGCGCATATGACTTACCTGGTCCCATTGCTCCACCGTATAGAAGATATTTACATTGAGGATTGAGCAGTGTGTACCACGCTTCTTTTTGCTTCTCTTGGAAGTGTGCAAGATCGGTGAATTTAATATCATCCATTTCATTTTCCTATCGTTTCAATAGTTATTTTGGGTGACTCTAGTTTTTCTCCAGCACTTGTTACATCAGATGACTGAAGAGGCATGCCATCTAAATAATTCCATAACATTTTAATGGCGGTTATATCCTTGTCCTCTAAAGCCATTTTAATTATTGTTGTACCCAGTGCTCTTTTAATTTCTGGTCTTTCATCCATCATTGCCCTTATAGTCTCCGTGATTGAGTGACCCTTTTTGGGTCTTCCATTGGGATTGAGAACGCCACTAACAACACGACCATTCTCATCTCTTACCAATTCTTTACCAGTATTTTCTATTTGATTATTGGAGTTATCGTCTGCCATTCTTCCTCCTTGCCGATAACCTTGGCATAGCGTTTTCTGATGACATCACAGTAATGGGGGTCAAGCTCCATGCCGTATGCTATGCGATTTGACTGTTCTGATGCGATAATCGTTGTACCTGATCCCATAAATAAGTCTAAAATAATATCCTCCTCTTTACTAGAGTTTTTTATTGCTTTCAAAACAAGTGCAACGGGCTTCATGGTCGGGTGTAAGTCGCTTACTTGAGGTTTGTTTATTTCCCATACGGTATTCTCACCAGTCCCACCGTAAAATTGATGTGCTTTACCCGTTTTCCATCCGTATAAAATAGGCTCATGTTTATAGTGATAATCGCTCCGACCTAACACAATGTTATTTTTTACCCATATAATTTGCTGTTTTAGTTCCCATCCCGCTTCGAGCCATGACATCATCATCATCATCAGTTCACCACCCTGCGGGCTACACCCGTAATATGCTCCGCCGTCTTTCGTAAATACGTTGCAATTAGTGAATGCCTGCGTCCATAAATCCTTCATTTCTTTTACGGTCTTTGTATCGTTATCAATATTTTCCTGAATGCGATTGGCAGGCCAAACAGCATTCAGGAACAAATTTTTATCTCCATAACTAACCCCATACGGCGGGTCAGTAAATACCATATCCGCCTTCTTCCCATCCATAAGTTTTTCCACATCCTCAATCTTCGTGCTGTCCCCGCACATTAAGTAATGCGATTGTATATCGCTTTCCTGATATTCAAATTCGTGTCCGCAATCACATTTGTATTTCATATTTTGCGCCCTTACTTGCGTTACATCGTCTGCATAAAATCTGCAAATTACTTATATCGTTTGTCCCGCCTTTTGATAATGGTCGAATATGGTCAATCGTTAAATCATCCGTTATACCACATTTTTTACAAACCTTATCCATATTTTCTACTGCTTCCCAATCAATATATCCTGCGTTATATCCTCTACGTCTAAAACCGTATTCTTTATCCTTTTGCTTTTTCTTTTCTGGATACCTTTTATAATATCGTGTTGTCCGTATAACCTGTAATGCCTTTGACCTTTCCTTTGACCTATATCTATATTCTGTTATCTTTCGGGCGTCGCTTTTATACCATCTATCACGACATGCCTTTCCTTTATCAGTATCCTTATATTTTCTAACTGTTATTGCCCTTGCCCGTTTCCGACACTCATCAGAACAACATTTTTGATTGAAATGCCTCGGTTCAAACATCTTGTGGCATACTTTACATTCCATATGCCACTATTGTATCACCGCACATCAATTATTCAAGATGATGTTTCTTATGACACTTCGGGCAATATATCCATTTACCGAGCCTATATTTCTCACCCAATTTTGATATAGCGGGTTCATTTGATACCTCTGGAGCTTCATCCTCCTCAACAGGTTTAAACTGATTTAATAATTCCTGTAAGTTTGTCGGCTCCTTAATATCCACAGCGTATTTAGACCATTCAATATCAAGATTTGGCATTTCATTAGCAAGCATATCGCTATCTGTTGCTCCAACATGATCATTGTCAGAAAGTGCATACTCCCATTTCTCGTTTTCATTCTTGGGATCAACAACTGACACCATTGTTTCTTTTATGCCAAGCTCTCTATATGCTTTTAGACGCATGTTCCCACCAATAACCACGTTATCGGGAGTAATAAGAAGAGGTTTATAATCCTTTAATTTTTCCACTTGATACTTTAACCGATCGAAAGCATCCTTACTTATTGTTCGTGGATTTTTATCCCACTCCTTTAATTCACTAATTAATCGTTTTTCAATTTTCATACTTTTCACTAGGCATAGACTTTAACATCATTTTAATAACTTCCATTTTTGCATGCTTAGGCAAATATTTAAACCTCTCCTTATACACTCGATAGTTTTTATGGTGTACTAAACAAAAATCTCTAATTATTTTAATAACTTTTCCACTCATATTTTTGTCGGATCACCTATGTCTTTGGTAAAACTTTCCTTAAACGCTTCTTCTTCCGCTTCTTTCGTAGGATTTGCCCATGTTTTGAGCTTTTCAGGGGATGGTCGGGTAACCACACCTACTTCATGGGGAAGTATTTTCTTTTTTAAATAGTCTTCCGCTTTTTTAACGTTTTCTTTCGTTAGCTTTCCGTTTCCCAGTGCGTAGCCGATAAAAAACGTCAGTATTGTTTGTATCCATTCTGCTGTCATAGTTTTTTTCCGCAAAATATACAATATCCCTTTTTCTTTATATGACCGTAAATAGAAGCGGGACATATAAAAAACTTTAATTGTTTTTTCATATTACATTTTTACAGGGCTATATTTCCACGATCCTTCATAATTCACTTCATCGGTGTTTTTCATATCAGTATCTCTAGCAAAATAGTGATAGTCTCGTTCTAGGAGTGCCCGTGGAGTGACAAGGGGTTCTGTTTCTGATAAAGAAACAACAATAGTGCAATTTCTATACACATGAACAACAAGAAGTTCAATACCCGTATGTTTATGACGGATGATACTATTTGGTGTCCACATAGGCATTCCTTCCTCGCTAAATTGCGCTATATCATACGGAGTGCCGTTCTTTCGGCGTTTCATACGATATAAAAAATTATTTACTTTTCTCCCACTGTGACGGGAGAATGTCTTTCCACACTGGTTTTGCGTTCCGTGCCTCTTTTTCGGTTATATTAAGGTTTTTTGTCCCAAAGGCATCTATATACTCTTTTGACCACTCGCCCCCTCTGGTGGGCTGTAAAAGTGATTTTGCAAACTCATTTCGCTGTTCTTTAACACGGGGAGGAACAAACTCAGGTTTTGACGGTTTAAACCATAGACTACAGAAGTATCCGTATTTTTCTCCATATACGGTTCTATAAAGAGAATATTTCCAATATGTATCGTTATGAATACGATGACAGGGTACACACAAGTTTCTCACGGGATTATTTTACCATATTTCGTCAATGCGTTTTTTATAAATCTCCGTAGTGCGTCACAACAATATTTCCGCAATATCCTACCCCTATGTCGGTATATCTTCCATCTAACATAACTTTATTATGGGTCGGACTTTTTGACCACTTTTCCACCATGATTTTAGGATCGGTATTATTTCTTATAATGTTCTCCCCCGCTATTCTGTACCAGTAGCCTACTTTTTTTATCAGTATAAAAAATGGCGTTCCTTCAGGGGTATCATGTGACCAATATCCTCTCTTATACATATCACATGCTTTTTTTGTTGCTGAGATATTTAATAATGAATTCTCGGTTACTTGTGATACTCCATTATCTTTTCTATATTGATTTATTTCCGTAGTAAGAATAGACGGTGTTACTATCGTTAAATAAATAGAAAAAATATAAGTAAATAATTTATTCATATTCTCCTTCCCGCCGTTAGGCGTTACTTTTCCCGTAATTCAATTTCAATAAGTTTATAGACCCTTCCCTTGCTAATGATGGAGGGCATAGGGTACTCTCGAGCCATTTCTGCAATAGAGTCTCCTTCCCCAAGCACTTCAATAAACTTTTTATATTTTTTACTCGATGTAGGATCTGTTTGAATACTGTCCTCTCCTAAAAATAAATATTTTTTCATACTCTCCTTTCTCGCCATAATAGGCGTGTTACCTGACATAATCCAATAACTTTCTCATAACCTCAACCGCCGTAAGACTCTTAAACTCAAGGTTTTCCATCAGTTTCTCTTCAGGTTCTTTTTCTCTCTCGTAGGGGCTGAACTTCTGTTCCTTCCCATAATGCTTAACGGTTAGTTCAAACTCGTATCTATCTCCTCCAATATTTAGTGCCATACTTTCCTTTCTTCCCCATAGGGGGATTAACGAACTACGCAATTAAAATATTAGTGTATTCAATATCCAGAACTTCCAAATCAGACAACTGCGGTTGTGATTTATATAACTCTTGTTTAATTATTGCGTTGTCATATCCCAATTCCCCAACGCATTTTTCATAGGGAATCTTCAGTATCCAACGAGCCATTGTCGGACCAAACGTATGCTCTCCCTGTTTCCATGAAGGAATAAGAACAGTAATAATAAATGTTGCATCAGTACCCATATCTTCCCTCCTCTCCCATCTATCGGAATGGGGAGCCGATTACGATTTTGCTCTTTTTGATTGAAATAATTTTTTAAGTAATAATTTTTTTCGTTTATTTAGCCATTTATCAATTTCAGGCTTCACTACTTTTTCTAAATCTCCGTATGCAACGTACTTTTTCATAAAGTCCTTTTCCCTCACTCTGGCAGAGGGAGCCTATTCTAACGCTCTGTATTCAAGGAACTTAATTTTGAGTTCCTTGGATTCCAGAAGGGATTTATCCCTTTCCATTTACAAATAGACTTGTCCCCACACACATCACATTTCAGCGTTTGCGTGTGCTTGGTGTTTTTCCATTCCCGATACTCATGGGCGACATAGACCGCTCCAAAGGTCGTCCATGCCATCCAGAACGTATCAAACTCCCATATTGTTTTCAGCCAACACAGTAATCGTTTCATAAAATTTTCCTTTTGCACTTAAAACATCGAACCGTTTTCCCAAGACTATATTTAATTGCGTCTTTCCTTGCGACAGTATGCCCCCGCAACCAACAGGGGAGAATACTATATAGCAATAGCTTAAAAAGAAACGATGACTTCAATGAGTATTTCCGTAAATAATCTATAACTTGTTCTTCTGTCATATTTCCTTTCTTAGCGTATAGAGCTAGACAAACCTAAATTAAATACAGGTGCTACATAACTTGTATCTTCTGTGTGTCCACAAACCCTTTTCCCATTCTTCATTCTTCTTGACGGCATACAACCTAAGCAACTCCAAACACCCATAACTGTTCCAGTTTTCCGTGGGTCTTGTAACTTTACTTCGTTTCCTTTGCTATCAATGTA